CAAGATTCAATAAGTTCTTTAAGTTCATTCCTATTTTTAAAAATTGATAATTTACCTGTGATTACAACCTTAATACCAGATAAACTCTGAGTATGTTCTTCTTTTGGTTCTATTTCATTAAAGATAATAATACCTTTATCAATCATTTCTTTAGCTAATACATAATCAAAATTAATTAAAGCATCATGCATTTCTGGTCCAAAACCATCCCAAAGATAAAACTTGTTCATAGAATTTATATCATTAATAAAATTCTCCCAAGTTCCTTCTTTTTCAGCTATAATTTTGGCATATCTTCTTCCAATTAAAGGAATTCCCAACGCTGCAATATAGTTCTCCAGATTACAGTGCCGTGCAGCTTCAATAGATTCAAGCATTTTATCAACTGATTTAACTCCAAAACCATCCTTTTTAATCCAATCTTCCCTATATTCTTTTAAATTAAAAATATCTTCAGCACAATTAATCCAACCCCAATCAATTAATTTACCAAAAGTAGCTTTAGATATTCCTTTTATATCGAGACCTTTTTTACCCGCAAAATGTTCAATACGATTAATAAGTTTTCCATCGCAATCTGGGTTCATACAAAAAAGATTTATTACTCCAGAAGCAGAAATAATTAATTTTGTTTCACCACCACATACAGGACATTTAGTAGGTACTTGAAATACACCAGTAATCTTCTCTATTGGCTCTACTTCTGCCCGCACAATCTGCGGAATAATCATATTCATCTTAGCGACATATACTTTCTGACCTCTATATGGTGTAGTCAGTGTTTGCATAAGAACGCTTACATTATGCATACTTGCACGAGATACTGTTGTGCCATCTATTTCTATTGAATCAAAAATTGCAATAGGAGTTAAAATAGAAGTTCTTCCCATGCTCCATTCAATGTCTTGAAGTGTAGTCTCATATTCTTCATCATAAAACTTAAAAGCATAAGCTGCTCTTGCATGGTGACCAGTTTCACCAAGATTAGTACCATATGCTATATCATCAAAACGTCCAACTAAACCATCAGAAGGATAACCAAGTTCCTTCGCGGTTTCAATGAGATAATCTTTTGCATTCTGGTCAAAAGAAGAAGTATAAGGTACAATAAGAAAACCTAACTTTTTTGCTGCATCTAAACGTGCCATAAAAGAATTTTCATCATAAAAACCTTTTACAACATTCCATACAACGAAAGTTAAATGGCGTTTCTTACATTCATTTGCATCCAAAAGACGAATACTTCCAGAAGCAAAATTACGAGGATTTTTATACTCATCCTTAAATTTCTCAAAGTCACTTATTGTACAAATAACTTCACCATCAATAACCAATTCACTATCATAATCAATATACTGCGGCACTGAAGTTAAAGTTAAAATGTTATGAAGAATATCCTCACCAATTTCTCCATTGCCCCTTGTTTCTGCGGAAATCAGTTTACCACCCGCATATCGCAAACTACAAGTTAAACCATCAAGCTTAACCATGCCGCAAACATCTTTTGAAGAATCCAAACCAGCAAAATAATTAAGAAATTCATTCCAATCTTTAGTTTTATCCAAAGAAAGCATTTTATGATTATGCTTAACTTTTTTAAGTTCAGATTTAACTTCATATGAAATTTTACCTGTTGGAGAACCCGGCAATGCAATGCCAGATTCATCTTCAAGTTTCTTTAATTTAAAGTATAGCTCATCCCATTCTTTATCTGAGACTACTGGATGTCCTACGTCATATGCTTTTGTCCACTTATTTAAAATTTGAATTATTTCATACATCTCTTTTTCAATCTTATCCATGTAATCTCTCCATTTCTAAAACTATATAGTTTGAAGTAAATTGTATTAATATTAAACCTTTTAGAGATAAATTAATAAAATCTTCTAAAGTCATAGTTATTAATCCCTGGAAATAGATAATTGCTCTATCTCCAGGTTGTAATTCATATGCTCTTATCATACTTTTGTTATTGAGCTAATGTTACCATGCTTAATTAGCTGATTTCCAATAGCATTTCTTCCTTGTAAAGGAATATCTTTAGCAGAAATACAAATTGAATTTGGTACTCCCACCAAAAGAATAGAATCTTCATCAGAAATTAAACTAGCGCCAATAACCTCTCCAGATACATCTGTTGGTTTATAACAAATTAAGCCTTTTCCTGCTCGTTTTTGCTTGATAGCTTCTTTAAGAGAAACTTTCTTTCCAAGACCTTTCTCAGAAACAATAGCAATTTGGTCATCTTCATGGCGGACCGGTAAAGCTGAAACAACCTCATCTCCATCCGCAAGATTAATACCTTTCATACCCATCGTTGCACGAGAACTAGAAGTAATTTCATTAGAAGCAAATCTAATCATCATACCTTTTTTAGTGATAAGAAGAATATCTTCATCCTTAATAAGGTTTACAGAAGCTAAACTATCATCTTCCCGCAAATTAATTGCCGCAAGACCTGTTTTCTTTTTAGTCTTAATATACTCTTCAAGACTTGTTTTCTTAACAACACCATTTTTAGTTGCAAATAAAACATAATTTGCATCAGTATCTCTATAAATAGAATAAATGAGAGTTGGCTTTTCATCACTTTCCATTTCAATGAGAGATTGTAATGACTGACCTTTAGTAGTATTTGTTCCTACTGGAATATTATCAACTAAAATACGATACATTTTACCTTTATTTGTAAATACCATAAGAGAATCAATAGTATTTGTACGGATAACCGCAGATACAACATCATTTTCAGTTTTAATGCCTTTACCGTTTCTTCTTTGTGTGCGGAAACTAAAACTTGGAATTCTCTTAACAAGACCACCCTCTGTCATAACCACAACACACTTTTCTGGTTCTACAAAAGCAATTTCTTTTTCTTCTGGTTTAATTTCAATATGAGTTAATTCTGTTTTTCTAGGATTACCATATTTTTTTACAAGTGTAAAAATATTTTCAACTAATATATCTTTACGTCTATCAGTACTTTCAAGCAATTCAATTAAATTTGCTATAGTTGCATTTAATTCATTTAATTCATCTTTAATTTTAATTCCATCTAATTTTGTTAATTGACCAATTGTCATTTTTAATACACAATCAGCTTGATGAGAATTAAAATTCCATTTAGTCATTAAATTATTTTTTGCTTCTGCTTTATTATCACTATTTCTAACTATTTCAATTATTTCATCAATATGAGCAATAGCAATTAATAAGCCTTCACATTCTTCTTTTCTTAATTCAGCTTTTTCTTTATCAAAATTATATTCACGAACCAAACATTCATCATTATGTTTATATAATAATTGAAAATATTTCTCAGTATTTACAAGTTGAGGAATTTTATTAATTAATAAATTTTGATTAGCTGAATATGATTTTTGTAAATCAGTTTTTTTATAAAGCATTTGTAATACTTTATAAGGATCAGCTTTTTTATCACAAATTATTTTAATATTAATTCCTTTTTTACCAGAATTATTTAAAATATCTACTACACCAGGTAATTCATCTTGGTCATATAATTTTTTAAAATCTTCCATTAAATCTCTTACACAAGTTTGATAGCAGATTTCTGTAATAATAATTGCATTTTTTTCAACTTCTGCTTTAGCTCTTAAAACAACTTTACCTTTTCCAGTTTTTAAAATAGTATCTAACTCTTTCTGGTTTATAATTATACCACCAGAAGGAAAAGAAGGACTTAATGTATAATCCATTTTTCCTGTTTTAATATAATTAGCATAAGCCATTGATACTTCAGCTAAATCATAAGGTAACCATTTCTGGGCGATTGTAGTTCCAATTCCTTCACTACCATTAATCATTAATGTTGGAAGTGGAGAAGGAAGTACTTCTGGCCACTCAACTGTTTCATCAAAATTCATAATAAATGGAACATTTTTCTTTTTAATTCCAGTAAACATTTCCAATCCAGCTTTACTAAGCCTTACTTCTGTATAACGGCTAGAAGCTGCTTCTGGAATAATTTGGTTACCATTAGAACCATGAAATTCACAAAGAGGAACATTATTTGTAAATCCCTGAGACATACGAGCAAAAGTCTCATAAATAGCTGTATCACCATGCGGCCAAAGCTCTGCGATAACTCCACCAGATACTTTGGCACTCTTTACATGAGGTTTATTTGGAAGATAACCTCGTCTATACATTTCATATAAACAAGCTCTTTGTCCCGGTTTTAATCCATCAATTGCAGGGAAAGCTCGCTCTACATTAGTTTGATAACAATAATCCAAAAAGTCTTGTGACATCTCTTCAATAAAATCTATCATTCTTCACTCTCCCATAAATCATTTGCTTTATTTCCATTAGCTAATAAAAACTGTCTTCTTCCAGTAACGCTTGTTCCCATTAACATTTCAAGATGTTTTTCAGCTTTTATAGCATCTTCAACGACTAATTGTTTTACATTTCTTGTTTTTGGATCAAGAAGAACATCTGATAACTCGTCTGCATCACATTCTCCAAGTCCTTTCATACGATTAACTCGATATTTTTCGCCCATATGTTTCTGTTTATATTCCTCTAATGCCTGAGCGTCTTTAATATAAATATACTCATTTTTATTTGTTGTTATTCTAAATAATGGTGCATATGCTATATAAAAATGACCATTTATAATAAGTTCTGGACATAAACTCCAAAGGTTAACAGCGATTAACATTCTAATATTTTGTCCATCCGGGTCGGCATCTGTATCTGCAATAATCTTACCATAACGTAATTTACTTTTATCATAAATTAATTTGCCCTTATCATTAAGCTCTAATCCTAAAGCTTTCATAAGATTATTTATTTCCTGATTAGCCATTACTTTTTCATTTTTATTTTTAAAACTATTTATCATTTTTCCTCTAATTGGGAGAATAGCCTGATATTCAGCTATTCTTGCGCCAACTAGACCTGAAGCAGCACTATCCATGCGCTTCCCATATTTCTATAGGCACTGACTATCTCTTCGCTCCAGCTTGTCAAGCTTTCTTCACGTCCTCTATTTCGGTTTTCATAGGCTTCGTTTCCTAAAACCTAGCCACGTATCAATAGTGACCCTACTCCCAGTCTCACCCGGGATAGTCGATACAGCTTATTTTAAAATTATAGGTTTGTATTTTTTGCATCGTGTGAATGCCAATAACGATTTTCTTCTGTATGATATTCTGGATGTATATGTTTCCATGTTTGAAACCACCATACTTTTTGTAACCCTCTTTTTCCAATTTTATTTCCGTATTTTTCATATACTTTTTTAAATGGAATATGATTATTATAACAATTTCTAATATCAATGATATCTGCTTCAGTTAATTTAGCTCTACCATTTTTTGAACCTACTTGAGATCGGTTTGGATTATCTTCTCCACCTTCTGTTGCATTATATCCATTTTTATAAGAATTATATTTTTTAATAAAAAATTTTTCCAACTGATTTATCAAATTTAAACTATATAATTCTTCTGGAATTTCTATTAAAATTTCAAAATCAAAAGCTTCAAATCCACCATACTTTCTAACCGCTTGATGAAATTGACTATCATAATCATTTGCCTTTTTATTATATACGGATGATTTATGGTTATATTGACGTCGTTTTATATCAATACTTTTACCAATATAACTATGTCCATTATATTTATTTGTATATTTATATATTCCTATCATTTCTATTTGCACTCTCCCTTTTTGTTTAATGAAGGTGAATGTAAATAGATTAATTTAATTAACCCAAAATTTTAAAATCTTGCCACGGGATTGACTTCACCTAAACATGTTTTGACATACATGTGTAATGGTCAGCTTTCCCCGTTAGCCATATTAAATATATATGACCCCATTGATGAATGGTAAAAAGGATTCGGGCAATAGTTTTCACTTACCCTCACAAATATGCAATTCCGCCTCCAAACGATTTTCAGTAGAACAATCAACTAGCTTAGATGGAAGATTTGCTAATTTAGATTTTTTATTACCTTTTGTGGCTCTAGCAACTTCACGAGCTTTCTTTGCCGCGTTTCTAGCTCTTCGCGCAAGTAATGCTTTTTCAATGATTGTTTTTACATCTTTTGGATTCTCATTCATCCATTCAACAAAGTTTACATTAATTGCTTCAAGAATAAGAGCCTTATCAATATCTGTTACACGCACCTTAGTCTGACTATCATATTTAACGGATTTTGCTTTTAAATTAAATACAATAATCAATCCTTCATTTAGCTCCGCGCCAGTCAAGTTTGTTTCATCTTTTTTATATAACTTATTATCATTTGCATATTTATTTAATGCACGAGTTAAGTTTGCTCTAAGTGTAGTAAGATGAATACCACTCTCTACTTTACCATAATTAACATAACTTACAATATCTTCTGAATAACCAGAAATATAAGTCATACAAATATCAATTAAATCATTACCTTTGACAATATGTGCATTAAAACGCTTTTTGATAATTTCATCTTCTTTAACTTTTTCATCCACAAGGTCATTGATACCATTTTTAGAATGAAAATCTTCTTCTTTCCCATCAATAATTAATTTAATAGTTAAAGTTGGGCTAAGAGCAGACTCTTCTTTAAATAATGTGCGAATGTCATTCAAATTTGCTTCTGGATTTTGAAAGAATTGCGGATCTGGGATATAAGTTACTTTAGTACCATGAACCCCAACTTTTTCTTTAGTAATTTCTCTTTTCTGGAATAAACCATCCTTATACCAAAGTGTTTCTCTTTGACCTTTACCATCAGATGTAGTAATCATTGAGCTGGACGAAA